TTCATTATATCAACAGGTAGTTTTGCGATATCTCCTGCTTTACCTAATGCTGTTCTATTGTTTCCACTTGCTACTGCACTTGCTTCAGCACCTGTGAATATGTCTGTGATTTGTTTTGCTGTAAGGTCTGCTTCGAAAACTGTTTTAAGTTCCTCCATCAAAGGCCAAAGTTCACGCTCAAATCTACCTAAGTATCTGTGCTGTGACTCTGTTAGTTCACTCCAACCTTCTGTAAGTATGGTCTGCGATCTTGATGTAGTAACTTCGTTCAGTTTCATTGCTTTGTCCTTATAATAACTGTGCCAGTTCTTTTTTCTGTTGTGGATTTAAACTGTCAACTGCTTTTTGTATGTCAGTTGGAATAGCCTTACCGCCAGCTTTAGCTGGAGCGCCTCCACCTGCTGGAGCACTTCCCGGAGCATCTGCTTGATCAGTACCACCTGCTGGTGCATCACCGCCTCCACTATATTTTTGTCCTAGTGTTGCTGGTGCCGACCCTGCTTGTTGTTTTCCTAGGTCACCTTTAAAAGTATCCTGTGCAGTTTTTTGTAAAACATCATCAACCTGCTTAGGTGTCATCTGTCCTGTTAAACCTTTAAGATGTGTAGTTGCAAGTCCTTGCTTTTGCATAAAGTCCTGTACTTGGTCAACTGTTGGTGCTTTTGGATTACCACCTGTTTGACCCATAAATGCTCTATACTGTGTAAACATTTCTTTTGATCTGTCGTTAGCATCAGCTTTTCCCGTCATTCCTGCGGCGGTAGCCTTTGCGCCAACGGCGCCAGCCACTTTTGCGCCTACCTTACGTGCTATATTGCCTAACGCAGAACCACCAGGAGCTTCGCTAACTATATTTTCGCTTGTTATTTGTGTTATTTTCATGGTTTAGTCTCCTGTTACTTTATATTTATACATAATTCATCGAACATACCCCGTAAATACTCTTATGCCTCAGACGAGATATAATGTTTTTGAGATAGGCAACTCTGAACCCTTAACTCAATGCAGTGACGAGCTTGAAGCTGATCTCACGGTACAACAGTTAAAGGACGCTAATCCACAAAAAGAATATAAAGTGGAAGAAGTTGCTGTATACGATAGTGATGCATTTCGTTACGGACGCGATCCGGAACTGCATTAGTAGTTGAGCTAAAGCTCAACTTTGTTTTCGTTAACACTCAAACAATTTTATTATATGTGATAACAATTAGTGCGTTAGCACTTTGCATCATGTAGATAGTTGAGCCATACTTCGCCCGTCTCCGGGCAAAGATTGGTTACATCATGTGAGATGAGATTACCATCTTAACAAAAAGGATTACATTATAATATGTACGGAAGCGGAAACCCGCCAACTCCCTACCTTAGCCTTCGCATAGTTTCGGAACACTAATATACCCTTGTTAAGCAAAATATATTAATGCTGTGGTTGTATCTGTTTCACAGAGCCACATCTTTTAAGCCTTTAGTTAGCTTACCCTTACAACTCGTAAGTTCCGGTCATACTTTGTGACCTCAATACGGGTCGAGCTACCCCGACCAAACAATGTTGTTATGTTATTTGCCTTTTAATGCTTCACGTAATATTTTGGATCCGCCTACTCTGACGTTGATGATACCATTGTAATACTCGTCCTTCTCTAGGACTCTTCTTTCAAACTGTTCTCTTGCCTCTAAATAACTTGCTACGCCTCTACTTGGACAATAGTATAATATCTCTCTTGTAAATTTGTCTTCGCCTATCTGGTTCACGTCTTCTTGTAGTTGATCTGAGGAGCCCCAATAGTCTCTCCAGTCTGATTCTACTTTGCTTCTACGTTTGTTTATCCTACCCTTCAGAGGTGGCCTAGTCTTTTTGAATTTAGCTAGTTTTTTGCCGACGTATTTACGATCGTTGGTTGTATTTGTGATTAAGTAAACAAATGCTTCGCAGTCTTCTGGTAGCTCGTCTACTTTTTTACCCTGATATGTCCATTGCATAGTGATACTTACTCAGTATCATCGCTAGGGCTACCATTTTTGGCTTTGTACTCTTCTATTATTTCTTTTCTACGTTCTGTACACAGTCTACGTATCTCACTTAACCATTTTCTTGAGGATCTTTTGGTACGTTCGCTCTTGCGTACTTCCCAAGCCTCGTTGGCTTTGAAATATTCTAAGTATGCTTTGGTTAATTTATCGTGTGTATCGTCTGTCATGCTAGTAATGTTACAATTTTTCCTGCAAGTCCTGTAAACCAAGCCTCGTCATGACCTCTTGTTGTTTCAGCGGCAGTACCAATCCTGATACCACTTGTTTCAACAAACGATCTAGGATCATTTGGAACTCCATTTTTATTTACTGTGATACCATGTTCCTCTAAGAGGTTTGCGGCTTCTTTACCTGACCACTTGCTATCACTTAGGTCTAATAATAGTATATGACTATCAGTTCCGTCTGTTAATAATTTAAATCCGCTTTCTTTAAACACTCTTGCCATTGCCTGTGCGTTAGCAACTACCTCTGCTGAATAAGATTTAAAGTCATCTGTGTTTGCTTCAATGAATGCTTGAGCCTTTGCGGCAATAATATTCATTAATGGTCCGCCTTGTGTTCCAGGAAAGATTGCACTATTAATCTTTCTAGTGTAATCAGGGTTATTCCATAAAATTATTCCGCCCCTTGGACCTCTTAATGTTTTATGCGTTGTGCTTGTTACGAAATCTGCGTATGGTACAGGACTTGGATAGGCATTACCGGCAATAAGTCCTGAGTAATGAGCCATGTCAACTAATAAGTAGGCTCCTACTGCATCTGCTATCTCTCTAAACATACTAAAATCTATTGCTCTAGGATATGCACTAGCACCCGCTATGATCATCTTAGGTTTTAATTCTTTTGCCTGTGCCATAATGGCAGGATAGTCCAACCAACCCTTCTCATCTACACCGTAATGATGTGCGTCATATACTTTTCCTGAAATGTTTACCTTAGCACCATGACTTAGATGTCCTCCACTTGCAAGATCCATTCCTAATATCTTATCTCCTGGTTTTAAAAATGCAAGATATATTGCTGTGTTGGCATTTGCCCCACAATGTGGTTGTACGTTTGCAAATTCACAACCATATAATTCTTTAAGTTGATCTATTGCAAGTTGTTCAATTGAATCCATGTGTTCACATCCGTTGTAATAACGTTTGCCCGGATATCCTTCTGCGTATTTGTTTGTAAACACCGATCCTGCAAGTTTCATTACATCTTGTGATGCAAAGTTCTCACTTGCAATTAATTCTACAGTAGATGATTGCCTATCTATCTCTTTGTCTAAGATCTCGTAAACTCTTTTATCCATTTTTTGCTATTCCTATAATACGTTCAATTAAACTGCCAAACCCTACCTGTCTTTGCATGGTTAGTAACTCTCTTATTCCCAATCCGTGGAAACTTTCTATTGTAAGGTGTGCAATCTCGCTTCTATGTTCACCGTTTACTAGATCAACTATTACTTTTGCAGTACCTTTTGTAATCCAAGCATCTCCGTCGTGTTTGTAAGACATTGTTCCGTCTTTATTCATCTTACCTACTACCCACAAATTACTTGCACAACCTCTTATTTTGTTTTCGTCTATTTTATCTTCATCACTTAACGGTTCTACTTCTCTTGCTAGATCAACCAAATACTGTAATCGGTCATGTCCTTCTAAAGGAGCCATTTCCTCACCACGTTCTTTGATTTTATCTAGTATCATATCATTGCATTATCTCTACATCATTGTCATAAGATGTAAATCCGTTTTCTTTTATAACTTTTAGTACGTTTGTTACACGACTTGCTAATTCTTCTTTGTGCGATATAAGATAAATGTTCTTTTGACGTTCTCTACCCATCTTCTTAAGTATGCTCATACTGTTTTCAACACCATTTGCATCCATACCACTATCAACTAATTCATCAATAAACAATAAGTTGATGTTCTGATATAGACTTTCCCATACATCACGGAAACTCCAACTCATACCAAGTATAAGTCTATTACGTTCACCTCTACTTAGGTTATCAAAGTCTAGATCCTGTCCTAGTTGTGTAATCTCAACACTTAGATCGTTCTTAAACACCACTGTATGCGGAAGTCCTAGCTTGTCTAAGTAGTATGTAAGTCTATTATTCAAGTATGCAAGGTTCTGATCGATGATCTTCTTACGTATAAAGCTATCTTTGTTAGTTAATAGTTTATATAAGAAGTCTTGATGTTCTTTAGTACTGTTTAGATCGTTTACAGTATCCCAAGATACTTCTTGTATTGCAGTATCCTCTAAATCTTTAATTTGTTCTTGATATGGATCAAGTTCAGTTGTCTTTTCTTCTAAACTTTTGGTCAAGCTCTCAACATTACCTCTATGTTGATATGCTTCTTTGGCTGTTTCATAAAAGGTATTTGGTTTAGCATCAAGATCACCTAGTGTAGAAATTTTTTCTTCTACCTTGACCATCTTTTCTGCCATGCTAGTTTGATAAATGTGAGCATCACCATAATCCTTTTGTAGCTTGTCTTTCATTTCTTCAAGTTTGTCATCATGTAAGTCTTGTCCACAAGCATAACACTTGGCAGTTTCAAGATCATCAAGGTCTTTACCAAGTTTGTTTACATTATTGTCTGCTTGTTCTAATGCACGTTCAACAGTTGCTTTTTCTTTTGTCAGGTTTGTAAGATGTTTACTGTTCTCGTTCCACTTTTCTAGTTTCTCATGATCTTCTAATTCTTGATCAATGTCTAAGTGTTCAAGTTCTCTAATTGCTTTTGCAAGTTTATCACAGTCTTGTTTGTTTTGTGCGATCCAAGCCTTGCGTCTACTATGTAACCTATCAATATTCTCTTTAATCTTTTCGTTACTGTCTTTGACTGCTGTTATTCTAGCATTTTCTTCAGTTAGCCTATCTCTATTAATGCGTACCTGCTCTCTTAACAGGTCAGCTTTCTCAGAAAGTAATGTAATACCAAGTAGTTGTTCTATAATAGCACGTTGATCATTGTTCTTCAGTGCTAAGAAGGGCTCTGTGTACGTATTAAGTGCCACAATATGCTTGAACATATCATGACTCATGCCTAATAGGTTGTTGATATCCAACTGTGTCTTACGTGAATCACCTTGGCTTTCATCGGTAAGCTCTTGTTCCTTGTTGTCAATCTTAAATTTTAGTGTGTTAGGCTTACGTCCTCTTTCAATATGATATTCTTTACCATCTTTATCAAATGCTAGTGTAACCAACATACCCTTGTTATTAGTTTTGTTTACAAGATTATCTCGCCTAATGTTCGTTAGTGCTTGGCCGTACAGGGCATATGACAACGCATTAATAATTGTAGTCTTACCTGTACCGTTACGTGAACCAGAATCGTCACCTCCTTGATCTAAGTTTTCGCCAAGCACTAACGTTAGTTGTTGTTTGTTGAAGTCTACACCTTGTGTAGTGTTACCCACACTCATAAAGTTCTTAACTGTGAGGCTTTTTATCTTAATCATCTTTGCTTAAATCTCTATATATTGAAAGTAGTTTACTTTTGTCGAAACTATCCGACTCGATAGCTTCAATTTCTTTAGCAACAATCTCATCTACACTTTCAAACTTTGTAATATCTATGTTTGAGTTGATTTCTTCGTCCTGTGTGTTAGGAATAAGAGAAATTTCTCTACATTCATAGTCTTTCATGAAAGTTTCTTTGATAAAGTTTGCTTCTTCATAACTAATAGGTAAGTCTAGTGTAACACGTAGGTACATTTTACTTTTTATTAGTGTATCTTTCTCATCTAACAGTCTGGAAAGTTTTACTGTTCTATATTTAGGACAGTTCCACCAGTTAATGTACTGTGGTTCACCTCCATGTTCAAGTATCATCATACCACGTTCATCATCCCAGGCATCTGCGTAATTGTGAGGAAGTGCATTACCTATATAATGAACAGGACCTTTTACTTGTCTCTTATGGAAGTGACCACTAAACACATAATCTTGGTTCTTGAAATGATCTGCTTGTAGTTCACCCGTGTCAGGCATCTGAACCATAGCATTCATATAAAAGTTTGGAAGTTCAAAGTGACCAAATATGTATTTGCTTTTTATTTTAGGAATCTTTTTCCATTCATCACCAACTAACCAAGGAATAAGTGTTACATCACCTTCGGTCATCATCTCATTGACCATTGTAATACCTTCAATGTGTCTTGCAAAGTCGATGGAATTAATATCTCTTTTGTCTTTGTAGTATAAATCGTGATTACCAGGAAAGAAATAAAACTTTTCAAAAGCCTTACCTAGCTTCTCAAGGCTTCTAATGGTTGCATCCATGGTAGTAATGTTCAGACTGTTTCGATTATGATGCCAGTCACCGCAAAATATTCCAGTTTCACAACCGTTTTCTTTTGCTTGTTCTATATACCAATCAATGAATTCTTCACAGTCATCATTATGCACCTTTGAGTTTGACTTCAAACCAAAGTGTATGTCTGTAAATACTGCCGCTTTCTTAAACAAACCTAATCCTCACAATTTATTATATTGTACACGATAAAGATAAAATAGTCAAACTTTATTTGTCCGAAGTATCTTTTGTGTTTTGACGTTCCACACTCTTCTCCCACTGACCTTGATTCTGTCTGGTAAAGGAAGGATTCATATGATTCATTTCTAAAATATCATCACGTATGTTTTGATTACGTTTTTCGATATTAATGATTCTTACAAACGAGTTAGTAACAGCCGCGGTGTAGTAAGCAAAAGGATTGTTTGATTTTGATTCATCAAACTGTAAGCCAATTTGTGTCAATTGAAGAATAGCCTG